ATAAGTCTGCTCTTAGTTTGCCGGATGCTTTTTTACTATCCCACTTTTGCCAATCTTCTGGGCTAAGTGCAAAATATTTTGCATCAAACATATACTTGTCCATAACAGCAAGTTGTCCACCCTTTACCCGGCCAAAAATTAATGCTGGGAAGCCATCAAATTTGATTGTAACGCTCGACGGATTTTGTATAAGAGATAATAGATTGTCTAATGCTTGTGTTGCTGCTGCTGATCCACTAAACACGCTATCTTCAGGATGTGGTTGTGCCCCGGCTCTATCTTCAGTTAAGGTAGTAATAAATGGTAAATCCATTAAAATAATCCCTTAACCATATCCAATCCTTGTTGGATCTTTTGTCTATCCTGCTCAGCACGAGCTTGTGCTTCGGGTGTTGTGGCTTTATCTCTCTTTTTACCAGCAATATCAATTTGTGCTTTTTCTTCGTATCGTTGTAAAAACTTTTGTAGGAAATCACCAGCAGACTGAAACCCTGCTAGATCACCTTTGGTAAACATACCATTGAGCTCACAGCTTTCAGCAAAGCCCTTGACACCGTTAACTAGTTTACTAATCTTTACATCATTGATATCATTGCCGGGATACTGTTTTAGTAGTGGAGAAATTTCGGGATTCTTGATACCTAGTTGTTTAGCTTCGTACATAAAGATATCGTATATAAATGTTTCAGGTTTGATAGTTACTGTAATTACCTGTGTATCTTTTTGTTTACTAAACGGTACGTGCTGTCCGTCGACTACTTTTAATTGCACTCCGGCGTGTTGTATACTTAAATCCAGTAACTCTCCTAACACACTATACATATTTCCTGTCAGTAATCCCTTGACTCCTTTTTCAGGAGTCACACGTGACGCACCCCAACTTGCTAGTCGTTCTGGATGCCACATAAAATCAATTTGAACATAATCATCAGGTCCGATTTTAAAGATAGGATGGCCGGGCTTACTTTCGCTGGTGTCTATGTAGGCAGTTTTTCCGCTCTTGACAAATTGATCAGCTAAAGTATTCCAGTATGCTGCAAACTGTCCATATGTTCCTTCAGTCTCTGGAGCAATCATTTGCAAATCAATATCACCGTAAACTTTGTCAGGATGTTCAATTGCATCTTGTTCGTGGTATGCGCTAGAACCGGTGGGACGGCCTCGCTTGATTAGACCAAGTCCTTTAGACTGGAGGAATTGATTAAAATCTGCTACAAATTGATCAACCACTTGTAACGCTACTGCTACAACCTTAGGGTGTAGAACTGTGCTTTGTGTTAGTGTAGTATCCCAACCGCCTTCTAAGATTATATCTTTTACTTTCATAACTGGTGTCCCATTTTGCGGAACCAGGCTGCGGAACCAGGGGTAATCTGTTCAGGTAGTGTTAGTACACCCTTAGCTACATCTTGCTTGGCCTGTGCTAACTTGCCTTCTTTGTCTGGGTCTGTTGCCAGTGCTTGCATTACACTGGCAACAGAATTTAAATCAGTTGGCTTTGCCTTGGGATTCAATAAAATTTTAGCTGCGTCAGCACGGTTGTCTGCTACCACTTCATTATTATCTCTACGTAACAATGTACCAGCAAATGCATCTACTTTAAAACCAAGAAACTTACCAATACTGTTTAATAATATAAACAAATGGCTGGCTTTAAAATTAGGATCATCGTACATACCACGAGGACCGTGTTGATGCCAATCAGCAACACGAGCTGCATCTTTAATAATCATCAGATCGACCTGTACAAATGCTTTACCTTTGTCTGTTGTGTAAGGCACCTTAACGTGTACATTTCTTCCTTTGATACTTGTAGAATATCCCTTTGCATTAAAGTATTGAGACAGAGCAACCTTCACTGATTTTTCATCAGGAGATTCGAGCTTGGTCATTAATTGGTCTGCATCAATGAATAAATCCATATCACCAGATTTAACTTTGTATCCTGCAGAACCAATGTCCGGAATAACTTTAATACCCGACGGTACTTCGGACTGCATAAGATTAATAACTGACGGTACATATTCTTTAGGTATGTCGCCAGTCCCGTCGAATATATTTCCGCCTTCGTATAGATACATCATTGTTTTCTCAGTTTCATTGTTTGGTTTGTGCGGCCGCTTGCTGCGCCTGTAGTGCTGCTATAACTTTTGCATCATTGGGATTTCGTGGATCTAACTTTTTACCACCTAGTGTATAATTCAATTTTGGTTCTGCAGGTGCAGGGGTTGCAGTAGGTGCAGTAGGTGCAGGTGCAGGTGCAGGGGTTGCAGGTGCAGGGGTTGCAGGTGCAGGGGTTGCAGTAGGTGCAGGTGCAGGGGTTGATGCTGTGGTTTGCTGTTGCTGAGCTACCTGTTGCGAGGGCGGAACCAATGATGTTTGTGTAGCCTTTTTAAACTTTTTCCCCATTCCAATGGCCTCTGGTGGAGCAATTACCTGAGGATTTTGTTTGATTGCTTCTTTAGTTGATTGATCAATTACTCCAGTGGTTGGTACATTTGCACCAGCTGCCTTTAATTCTTGTTGTAACTTCATTACATCATTGGGTTTAAAGGATCTGACGAGATCATTGATATCTGCATCAGTTAGATTAAACCAATCTTTGGCATAGTGCTTTGCTACACCCTTTAGTGCATTCCAGGTTCCTTCATTGATTATCTCATTGATCTTCACTACGCATTCTCCTAACGCCGCGCTTAAACTTTTCAGGTTCTTGTGTACGAATGCTGTTTAATAATCTACGTTCCAATTCCTCTGCTTGCACAGATTCATAGTTTTCGCGTATGTAATTAATTAAATTAATAGCACCTTGTATAACGTGACTAGCACGGCTTTCCACAAGATTTTCACGATCTTTGTGTACTAGTAATGTGTCTAGTTCGTCGAGGATACTACGAGCTCGCTTTTGCAAGATTCTACTCCAATTTAGTATATTTATTAAGTTTATTTCGATCTGGCGCAGTAGTGCGGTAGCAGTCCGTGACAGTCCCCACGTGCAAATAGTTCTTGAAGTTTTTCGATATGCTCAGCTGACCACTCTACTGCCAAATTGGGCCTTAGTACGTCTAATACCCATTGCATATGGACCAATGGGCTAGGTTGTATTTCTGTTAATCGTATATCTTTAAATCTAGGCAGTAAACTATACTCTTGCATACCTTGTCCCGGCTGATGCCAAACCCATTTATCCCAATTTATGTTATTGTCTGGATAATGTTCGCTGGCGTAGGTAGTAGAAAACAGATAAGGAATATTTCTTTTTTCAAGTATTGCAGTCAGGCTGATAATATAGTTTTTAGTGCGCAATTTGCTTTGTGTACCGCTGATATAATCACAGTGATATGTTTTTACATAAGGCTGCGTACTTGCACTTGACAGCCACCAATTGTTGTAGATATTCTCATTGTACACTGGGTCAACTTTGGCTATTTCAATTTTGTGATCGGTATCTAGTATTAAGTCTAGTCTATTGCTCTGTGCCCATTGTACAATAACTAAGTCAGGAATAACATTGTTAATACAATTTAATACAGAATTGAATATATATTCATTACCTGCACCAATTGCACCTAAGCTGGTAACTTCGGTATCAACTGTGGTCATTTGCAAAATGTGCGGCCACATTGGCCAAATGTGATTGGCTGCAAATCCGTCTCCAGCAGTAACGATCTTAGTTATATTGCCAAGGCTCATTGTTTTCTATTTCAAATTCTGCTTCAATAAATCTGCGTACACACCAATCCGATTCAGTGAAGCTGTATAAAAAAGAGTTAGCTTCTTTCCAATGTTGAAATTGTTCTAAATCTAAATTATTTTCTATAATAAACTTTCCACTAACAATATCTTCAAACTCGACGTTTTGGCAATTCTCGCTGGGAGTAAAGCTTTCAAAGACTGTTTTAGCAAATTCTCTAGCGGGATCAATATATCGAATATCATTGTTTTCCTGCCAATCAGTGTTTTGTTTTAAAAAATATCCGTAGTAACTTCTAATCCATCGATATAATTTACTATTTCTTGTTGTTACGTTAATAGAAAGAACTTGGTCAAATTCATTTAAATCGGGAATTCCTGTGGGATGACAATGGGTGCCAAACCACTTATCCTGTTCCTTATGTTGACTAAGTTTAAGATACCATTTTATACGATCTACATTCCATTGTATTGATTGGCTGTCAGAAAATTTAAATAACGAATGCTCTTGATTGGACGTTTTATATCCGTCCATTGATACTGTATTTCTATTTAATAGATCGCAAACAAGTCCGCCGGCGGCGTTATTTGGAAAACACACTAATTTCATTCTGTTTTAGATTTTAAGCCGGCTAACATTTGTTTAAGTTTATTACTTTCGACGCTGGCACCGGGAGTTTTAACTTCCCCAGTTTCTTCGTCTATTCCACTTTTAACTGTACTGTTAGTTCTAATTTGATTCATAATGCTAGCACTGGGTTTATAGCCACCAGTTGCGCTATCTTGACCTTCTTCGCCTGGATCAGTAATACGCATAGTTTCAATGTTGTATTCTAAATCAATCTTTTGACCTACACCAGTTGAACTACGAGACTTCATACACTGAATTTGATAACGTCCACGTTCACGCATAGCTCTGGATGTAAAAATACCAAACACATTATCTGCTGTGTTAATTTTACTAATACCGCCCGA